CTGTCTTATTGGAATACACATAGGTGTCCTTGTTTTTGAGGTAGTAGAGCTGATCATAGACCGTGATGGTGATGACCTGATCCATACTCCCCTTCCTCGCCTTTTCAAAGACAAACCCATAGAAAATGGGGGTGCCGTCCACGGAAAAGCGGCAGGGGTCCCCTTCTTGGAAGCTCAGGCCAGGGGTTTTGACAATGTCAGCCGTGAGTTTGCCCGGCTGTCCTTGGCGTTCCCATTCAATGCTCACGCTTTCTACCACCGGGGGCAGCATAACGGCCCCCTGGTGCTGTATTAGTAGTTCATAGGTCATGGCAACGTAAGCACCTGCCCTGGGTAAATCAAATTCGGGTTGCTAATCTTATCCGTGTTCGCGTTGTATATCTTGCTGTACTCGGCGCCCTTACCGTAATACTTGGCCGCGATGGCCCACAGAGAGTCCCCGGCCTTGACCGTGTAGGTCTTGGCTGTCGGGGCGGTACTTTCCTCCCGCTCCTTCTCGACGGCCACGGTAGCCGGTTCCCCGGCCGTCTGTGGTTGCTCTACGGTTGCGGTTTTTGTCCCGTAGTCCCGCCACTGCTTAAGGTTGACGTCTACTGTCACGTCCAGTCCACTCTTAGCGTCCTCCGTGATGTTGTAGTCCTCCACGCTTACCTTGATGTTGGTATCGTAGAGCGCCCCACCGGAAGGGGCTCTCCGCACTAGAATGAACTGAGTGGTCTGCTTGCTGGTCTTAAGTAGCTCCAACACACTCAAATAGTAATCTGGGGAGTTGGAGCCGGTGAGCATGGGTAGATCAAATGGCACTGTTATCTCGGTAAGCCCTGGAAAGCGTAGGAAGTTGACCTCCCCCTCGTTCAGTAGCACAAGGGTTTTATTCTTTCCCTTAATTTTGACCTGCAGTTTACTAGGCGTAGGCCACTGCACTCCACCCAAATAACAGGAATAGCTCATACGTGCACCCCTTCCGCCGCTGTTAGCAGGGCTTCTGTAAAACCATCGGTTAGTGCGGAGATTACGCCGTCTAGGTCAGCCCCACCCTCAATCCGGTTCTGCATTCCAGTCATATCAATTTTAACTTCGGCGGTCGTAAAGCGGTTAATGGCATCCCGTTCCGCAATATCCCGGAGATACTCGAGTTCCTCCGTAGTCGCCGTTAGAGCATCAGCGGTGGCTCCAGTATTGGCCGCCGTCAGGGCCGCATTATTGGAGATGTCGTCCAGCGCAAAGGGGGAGTCGGCCCCATAGTTTTCGGCGGCCCCAAGGTCAAAGTTAAACAGGCCGCCCACCGCGTCTTCGATGCCGCGTCCCAGGCTGTTTCCGGCAGCCCAGGCGTCCCCGTACTCAATCCGCTGAATCTGATAGTCGGAGGCGTTCAGCTTCTCCATGACCTCAACTTGATCGCCAACAATTTCTTCCACCTTTGTGGCCACCGTGTTACGGAAGCCAGCCACCGCACTAGACATATCGGTGCCCAGCACAGTATCAATCAGCGATGCGGCACTTTGGACGATTCCTAAAATGAAGTCAAACATTCCGGCGAATAGGTTGATGATGGCTCCCACGGGGTCATTGAACACATTAGCAAAGAAGTTCGCAAAGGTGGCAATCAGGTTATAGAGCTCCACCCCAATTCCGATGACGAAGTTCACCACGCCCAGAATCAGATTGATAATAAACGCCCCCGCCACAGCGAAAGCGCCCATGACGATTCCTGTTGCGGACAGGGACGTCCCAGCAAAGTGGTTGATGGCCGCCACAGCTGCGTAGAAGGCCGCCACAAGAGCGATAATAAGCAGGACTATCCAAGTAATAGGACAAGCCAAGAGCGCCGCATTGAGGCCGTATTGGGCCACCGTGGCCGCGAAAGTCGCCCCGGTACTCATAGCCAGAGCTGCTGCCTTTACGCCCTCTGCAAGCGCCGTGGCCGCATTGAGGCCGTTTGTGATAAGTGCCACGGTATTGTAAGCGACGAAAGCCGCCACCAGCCCCCATACAATGGGCTCCAGCCAGCTCCAGTTATCTACCACTAGAGAGCCGCCGCTTATCAGTAAGTCAAGAACCACACCCGCCACAGCGGCTATGGTGGCCAGCCCGCTCACAATACCGTCGGTCACCGTCTCAAACCGCTCACTGTTCGCAACCTGATTCAGCTTGGAAAGGACCGGGTCAAAGGCCGCTATGGCCTTATTCTGCATCTGTGTCCATACCTGCCCCCAGGTCATGGGCATTTGCTGGAAACGGGCCTCTACTTCATCAGCGGAGTTGAAAACCGCTGCCTTGATAACGTCTGCGGTCAGGAGGCCCTCCGAGGACCAGTCCTTCATTGCCCCCGTTGCTCCCTGCACATTTCTCATATATTCCTCAATGGCTCCGGCAAGCATGGGTGCATTCTCGATGATGGAGCGGTACTCATCGCCCTGGAGGCGTCCCGAGCCCATAGCCTGAGTTAGCTGGTACATAGCCGCTGCCTGTTCTGTAGCAGACGATCCGCCAATGACGAAGTTCTTATTCAGCAGTTCCGTGAATCGAATCAGTTCGTCGTTGCTATTAAACGCATCTCCGGCCTGAAGCCCTAGCTTGCTAATCGTCTGCATCGTGCCCAAGTAGGATGCCCTAGACCTCTGCGCTGAGGCCATGATTTTCTGCTCCAGCGCGTCTACGGAGCCGCCGTCGTCGACAATAAGCGACAGGCGGGCGGAACTACTGGCAAGCTGGTCGGATAGTCCTAGGACTGCTTTCGCTCCCGCTCCGGCAGCCAGCGTCGTCACAATGCCTTTGACCTTGCCCAACAGTCCGTCCGCAGCACTTGCCCCATTTCGAAGCCCCTTGTTAAGAACTTCTTCCTGCTGCGCCGCCCGACGGTAGGCTTCCGCCATGTTGTCGACATCCCGGTTCGCCTCCGCCAGCGCCGCTCTGGCCGCCTGGATTTGGGTCACGTCTACCGCTCGCCCAGAGGCCCGCTGGACCTGCTCAAATGCATTGAGGGTTGTACTCAGTCCGTTTGTGATTCTTTTCAGCACTCCGCTGATACCGTCATTTAGGACCATTTGCGATCTGATCGTTGCCACGAACTCACCTCCCATTTGGGCATAGAAAGAGCCACCCTCCCGCCATGGGAGAGTGGCTCTGCTTAAAGCTCGATTTTAGTGTGCTGGTGCGGTCGCTTTTGAAAGAGCTCGGCCAGCTCTCGGCACTTCGGCGTGTGCGTAGCGAAAAAGGAAAGCACCGCCGGAGTCCCGTCTTTTCCGATGTAGTGAATTATCAGATAGGATTCCGTCTGCTGTGTCTGTTTCTCCTTGATCCGGCCGCCCACGACTGCTCCGATAGGCCCCGCAACTGCGGCTCCAAGAAGTGCGCCGCCCGCGCTACTGACAAACTGGGTCTGCCGGTCCACGTTTGTCTGGATGCTTACGCTCTGAATCTTGTCCATACTAAGGTCGTACTCTACGCCCCCAGCGTCAATCTCGACGTGGTCGTCAAAGTAGTACACTTGCGCGAGTGTCCGCTCTGGGACCGGAAGCCCGGATGCGCTGGGGACGGATACGAACACCCTGACCCCCGGCTGCTCGGCCTTGGCCCTGATTTCTGGATTCAGCTTTGGCTTAAATAACCCCATATCCGTGCACCATCCTTCTTGCTTATAGCCCCATCATAGCCATCAAACGGCGCAGTGTCAAGGCCGCCGCGTTTATCGGCGCTTGCCTCGCTTCATTTTGCTTTTCAGCTCGGCTTCCTTTTTTCTCTCCGCCTCGCAACGGACATTGATGGATGCTATCACGAAGGCCCGCTCACGACTTGGCAGATTCAAAAACTTGGACGGCGGCCACCCGAATCGCTGTAAGCAGAAATGTGCGAAGTTGGCCTCCGGGTCGCCGTCCATTATCAGTTTTTTGCGTCGTTAACCAACTCGTCCTCGGTTTTGAAACCATTGTGCTGGAACACCTCAGTCACATAGTCGTCAAACTCACCGCCGATCAGCAGCTTGCCAATCAGCTCCTCCGGCTTGGCAACCCCCCAGCTGTTCTGCAGCTCGGCGTTGTTGAGGTCCGGGAATACCGTGCAACGGGCGGCCACACGAGCCTGGAAGGTATAGGTGTCGAGTTGCTGGGTGTACTGTCCCTTTTTGCCCGCCACGGGCACTTGGCGAATACAGGCACCCCGGATGCGGGCGTATTCGTCGGCGGAGATACAGCAGATCTCCCATTCCACGGGCTTGCCGTCCTCCCCCTTGATTCGGTGGGAGGCAACGTATTTGTGATTCTTTACTTGCTCCACATTGGGCTGCATAAACGCAGACAGATTGCTCATAGGTCAAATCTCCTTTCTTACATATAGGCCGGATTGGTGTGCTGCTCCGGCCGGGTGAAGCTGTCACAGTAGCCCTCAATGGACTGTTCGACAAAATCGCCCTCGGAATTGAACATAGAAAGCAGCACGTCGCCGTCTAGGATACAGTCGTTGTAAATCTTGGTGCTACGCCCCACCGAGGTGGCGGGGTCATCGTTGGAGGTTTGGACAGTGAAGGTCGGCATTACGCCGGTTTTGAGGAACCGCTCCACCACAGTGTCGAAGATCTCTGTGCACTTGTAGATGGTCATGGAAAAGGCCAGCGCCATCGTCTGTGCCTTGTGGCCTACCACCGGGTTCCCCAGTTTGTAGACCTCTTTGGTGTTGATGGTTGCCTTACCCTCGAACTCCTTCGCCATCAGCATGGAGTAGCGCGTGCCGTCAATGGTGACAAAGCACTCCGCATAGTTGGCGCTGACAGCGTCCTGGGTATTCATACTCTGGTTCATTTAGCGCGCCTCCCTTACTGGATGATAACGCTCATATAGAGCTTTGCCATGGCGTTGACGATGTTAAGTCCGTCAACGGTGCAGAGGACAGCGTTTTTCGCGTCGCCCTGTTCGCAGGTCACGATCTCCGGGTCAAAGTCCTGCACGGCCCGAATGGTGTTCAGGTCCTGAATGAGCTTGGTGATGTCGCCCCAAAGAGAGGACCGCCCGGAAGCGTCATTGGGAACAGTACCCAGGTACTTGGTCGCGAACAGGACCGCCGTATCGTTGGCAATCTGGTCACACACGCGCATGGTCTGGTTGGACTGGAAGATTTCCCCCTTAGTATCGGACAGGGTAAGCAGGGTGTTAATGTCATCCAAAATCCGGGGGTCGCCGTTCACGTTGTGAATCAGCAGCTTTCCTGCCTTTAGAGCTGCCTCCAGCTCTGCCTGGGTGTAGTTGGTGTCAATGGTCAGTTCCCCATCATACTTGAAGTTGGTGAGGGACTTATTGACGGCGCACCCCGCCTCAGCCCCGGCCAACCAATAGACCAACAGGTGCTCCGGTACGTCAGCGATGCTGGAGTGGGTCACCTTGT